GCTGAACTAATTCGTTGTAGGTATTAACTGCCGCTTGCTGATTCGCCATAAACTGCGCCGCTTGATATTGCTGATTTATCTGTGCCTGACGGATTGCGCCGAGAACATTATTTTGCGCGATACTTTTGGCTTGATTCCATTGGGCAATGCGCGGGTCGTCGTTATCGGCGTACTCAAGGCTTGCAACGTCATCTGGCGTAAAGCCCGACATATTCATTGCTTCAGCGTTTATCGCTTGAGTTATCTTTGCTGAAATTTCAGGCGTGATTTTCATAGGCGGCGGTGTAAATTGCGGTTGTGGTTGTTGCGCTTGCCGCTGATAGTTAGCAAGTTGCGCCTTGAGTTGTTCGGCTTCTTTGACTTTCGCTTGATAATCTTCGCGTGAATAAGTTTCGGGAGTTTGTACCGTAGGCTCTGAAGTTTTTTCTTCGGGCTGTTCCGCTTGGGATTCTTGCCACTCCGACATTGTTTCACGCGCTATATCTTCGGGTATGCCGTCTAATTCTGCGGGTATCGGCTCCTGCGATTCCGTTGAAGTTTGTGGTTCCGAAGGTTGCGCTTGTTCGGCGCCCTCGTCGAATCTTTGCAAATCAAATTCCAAACTCATTTATCGTTCCTCCACTAAAAAAAGGTCTTTGAGAGACCTTGAAAATTTCGATTATTGCTTCAAGCGTTTTATTGCGGTCAGAGCATTTGCCCGCCCTGTAGTCTTCAATCAGTTTCAATCCGAGTTCGTAAACCGCTTTGTCGAAAACCAAACGTTCTTTTGCCGCCTCGTCCATAGCCAACTGCGGCATTGTCATAAGTTTTCCTTCACCGAGCGGATTTTTATTTGCCATGATTATTCCTCCCAAACAGAAAAGCCGCCCATATGAGCGGCTCTCTGCCGAATAAGTTTAAATTTGGAATTGCACTTCGTGAATTGAACTGGGGATAATCGCGTAATGGTCTTGGAATCCGTTAATCGCGAGGACAACCATTTTCTTTTTGGGCGGATTGGTCACCGTCGTTTCCTCTGCGAAGAACCAGTAGTTCATGCCCTTGCAAACTTGCTTTCCGAGATATTTAATTGGCTTAAAGTTAGAGCCTGTCCAGCCCTGTACGCCCGCCCATGCTCTTTTCGCCTCTGCGGGTCCATTCTCGGCGTCGAAGTCCACAAATTCAATTTCTCCTAACAACATAATTTATCACTCCTAAATTTATTAAACCGCTGGTGCCATGCCGTTCATGACGGATTGCGCGGCGGCTTGTGTCATCGTTTGCGGTTGCGCTTGCTGATTCATCTGCGGTTGCATTTGCATTTGAGCCAACTGCGCAAATTGTTCTTGGTCAGGCGACATTTGCGGCATTGCTTGTTGCATTTGCTGTTGCATTTGCATTGCTAGTTGCGGTGCCATTTGCTGAATCATCACCTGCATAAAATAATCGGCGACTTCTTGTTGGACGTAGCCCGCTTTCGCCGCCATTGCCATTTGAATTGGTAACGGCGCGTCTTTGAATGCGATTGTCTGTCTGAAGTCCCGATTCTTTATTTCTTCTATTTGGATTTGCGCTTGCCATTGCTGTTGTTGTTGTTGCTTTTGTTCTTCCTGCTGTTGTTGCCAACGCATTTTTATATCATTCTTATTTGGCAAGTCGGACAAATCTATCAGCGTATCGAAGATTAAGTTGGCGGGGATATTTAGTTTCGTCACTGAATCAACGAGCGTCCAAAGTTGCGCTTGCCGTTGCGTCGTGCTCGATTCAACGTCCGAAATTATTATGTCAAACTCGCCTTGTGATAAATCGTTGAGCGTTTTGACGACTAAGCCCGCGATTGGGTCTTGCTGAATAATTTGCTGATTGACTTGAACAAACTCCTGCCCGTTCTCGCCCTCTATGCGGTAAGTTTTTTCAGCAGTGTAGAATTGTGGAATAAGTCCTGCATGTCCGCGCCTACCCCAAAGCAAATTTGCAATCTTGCGTTTTGCTTGCCTTAGCTTATCGAAAATAACTGCCAAATGCGAAACAGCTTGTTTTTGGCGAAGTTCGATAGCTCTGCCGCTTGCTTGGCTCGGCACATCGACGCCCAACAGACTTTCATTTATTCCAGAGATAACTTTTAAATCTTCGGCGGCTTGTTGCTCGGCTTGAATTATTGCGGCGGGCGGGTTTTTCGGGTCTCGCTCGCGGATTCTGCCTTGCGCTAAGGCACCCGGTGCGACCTTGTTAAAATGCCCCGGAATATTATTCATACGCTTGAATTCGTCTTCTTGGTCGGGCGTCATTGCTCCTTCTTCGATAAAGCCGCCGCCGTTCGCCGTTGTATTTAGCAAGTGCAATTCTTGAATTCTACGCTTGTTTACTTCGCGCTGTGGGTCTTTCAAGTCTCGAACAAAGCCAGCTGGCACGTCTCCAACGCCGTAATAATGATAAATTATCGGCACGTAGGGAAATTCGCCGTGTTGATATGGTGAAGTTATTTCTTCAAGCATTGTCCTATCGAAGAAAACGCAAAGTTTAACTTCAGTGCGCGGAATATCTTGACTATTAGCTATCATGCCCATTTGAATCATATCAGGTGTAACTTGTTCTTGCGGTAGCTGTTGCCCGTCTATCGTGGTGAAAATCGTATTTTGCGTGCGCTCCTTGTACCAGCATTCGACGACACGCACTTTTTTTAACTCACTCGAATAATATAGCGGGTCAATGTCAATTTGCTCGTGGTTTTCCTTTTCTATCGGGTCATAGACTGAATAATTATTTTCGATAGCTTCTGCCTTTTCAGGATAAACCTGCATTAGCTCATCTTTCGATACCCATTTTGCCCGAATCAGAAATTTCGCGTCGGAAAAGTCCAATTCATGTGCCTCTGGGTCTACGTAAATCCCGAACGGGTCAACACGTTCAATCACCGCCTCGCCGTCATTTATCTCTTGGTCTAATTTATAGCGCACGCCGAACCAGCCTAAGCCGCCTATCGCGCAATCCATAAAAACTTGCGCCTCTACAGCGTCATAGTCGCACCTGTCCATTACGTATTTCGTTATGCCTTTTCTCACGTGGCATAATTCAACATCGTCATTTGTGCGTGCTAAAAATTCAATGTCGTATCTATTCAAACGCTGATAGCCACTTAAAATGTTCAAAAGTGGCTTTATCCTGTTAATTGTGATTGCAGGGCGTCCGTCTTCCTTGAATACTTTTATTTCTTCGTCAGTCCATTGTTTACCAGCTGTGAATTCGTAATCTTCTTTGGCTTCTTCGCGCCATTTTTGCCCTTTATCAACTGCCGCCCGAAACCATTTGCGACACCTTGCAAGCCCTTCGTCCATATCTTGCAATTCTTCTACCTTGAAGTCCTCTTCCAAAATTCATCACCTCAAAGTGTCCACACCGAGCGTGGTTTTTCTTCCGAATCCCAAACGTCACGGGTTTTGTAACTGCCTTTTTTTACGGGGATATACGGTCGGCTCATTACCCCATAAACACATGCGTCATAAGCGTGCTAATGGTCCTCCGCGTCAGTGTCTGGCAATTCTGGCTTGTGTTTATCGTGCCCTATCATCGGAATTGTCCTTATGCAGTGTATGCACGTAGAGAAAAATTTTATCGCGGGCTTATAGGTACCGTCTTCAAGCTCGTTGCCGATAAGTCTTTGCTTAAAAGCGTTTGCTCCTTCTAACCTGCCTTTAGAACTAGGCATAAAAGCCACAAGCCCTTTCTTTGTCAAAACTGTATTCAATTCTTCGCTAATCGTGGGACCCGTCACACCATTTCTTGACCAGCATGCCGAATCTAAAACGCCGTAACGCAAATCCTCTTCGCGCGTTTCTAATTCCAAAATTTTTTCGGCTATCTGTTTTGCGGTCTCTCCAGTACCGACATTCGGCTTGCCGCCCCAACCATATAGTTCCCGATAAACAAAAATATCGCCGTCGTAATTGACTGCGAACCAAAGCACTGCATAGGGACGCGCTTGCCCAAAGTCCATTGCTCTGAACTTCAGCCAATCTCGCGGTATTTTGAACGGCTTAACCACATGCAAGCTATCTCGCCACATGCTGAAATATTGTCCGCCCTCAAGCCCCCAATCCCCGTTGCAAATTACTTTCGCTCTATCGGGGTCTGTCAATTCAATTTCCCTGAATAACGCTAAGTCATTCTCCGACAGCCACTCATTACACTTGTAAGTTGTCGTCATCGCCAAAATGTTTTCGCTTTGTTTGTCGAAGAATCGCGCCTTTATCCAGCTTGACGCCGAATATGGATTAAAACTAAGAATCCATTGTATGTAATAACCTTCCGGCAGTTGTCCGCGCAATGATTCATCTATGCGGTTAAAATCTTCTTCGGTGCACTCATATGCTTCCTCCATCCAGCAGAAGCACAAATGCCCTTTTTCTACTGCTATCGACGTGATTTTTAAACTATCGTCACACCCTCTAAAGATTATCTTCTGCCCTGTTGGCAAGTAAACCAGTTGCAGAGGATTGATTGTCGCTTTCCAAAAGGCGTCCACTCCTAGACGATTTATCGCCCAACGCAACTGTGCATAACAGCTATCTTTCAAGGTTGCCGCCGTCTGTCTTACAACCAGTGCATTTGCTAACGGCATTTGCATTAACCGAACTATCAATTTTAATGCCGCTGTTGTCGATTTCTTACTTGCTCTTGAGCCTTTGCAAACTACATATCTTTGCTTGCTTTTCCAAAACTCGTCATAGCCACCGCCTATCACTTCTCTTATCGGTACTTTTATTTTCGCACTCTCCATAAAAGCCCTCCCGCATACTTTTTATTAACCGTGTGGAAAAGTGTATCGAAGACCCCCGTCCGATTTTCTCGTCGCATAAGGTATGCCCCCTTCGACTTCAGATATCATCAACGATAACGACAGGAACAGAACCGTTAATTTCGAGTTCGTTTTTGCTGATAAACAGACCTTTAACCTTAGCTAGCATTTCAGCGGCTTTAAGTCTCTCTTTAGCTCCAACCTTAGCTTTGACTTTCTGCGCTTCTGTAAATCCCTTACCTACTCCGACATTAACTACGACTTCTTCTTCAGTCTGCCCTCTCATCACGCTAGTTAAGTATTCTAGTATTTCTTGAGTTTCAGCAAGTCTTTCACTTTCTAACTGTTCTAATCGTGTGTTTAGTGCTGTCTGTATCTTCGGATTTCTCAACAATTCGCAACCAATTTGCATAGCGTTTTTAGTCGAGTAACCAGCTTTTCT